TCCTCTATTTACTTTTGTCCTTGGTTTTAATAATCTTCCAAAAAAGCCATATTTTTGCCCTTGTGTGAGGTTCGGTGTTACAAAGTTAGGATATAAACTAGGATATTGTTTTCTTTCATAATCTGTACAAAAAGCAATACCGCTTATTTTATTCTCTCCTTGCGGTTTAGTGACAATAGAACCATAACTATATGGTCTATTCCAGTCATCAGGACATTTTTTCCTTTGCCAACGGTTGCTTGTTTCTGGACCTGTCGTTCCGTCTAACAAATAGATGTGTTGTGGCAAAAATTGAATTGTTTCGATATTCTTCAAAGAACAACGTTGTACAATGTTCCAATTAGGTTTTTTAATTGTGAAATCTCTACCTGTGTTAGGATTCCAGCAATACGCTTTAAAAATAGTCATTCTATTGCTAAGCCCTCCACTAAGTCTACTAGTTCTTTTTCTGTGCTTACTTCGTCCACTTTTTGTTGTTTAAGTTTCACATTTGCGTCAACATAAACTCCCTCAATCTCCATTAGTTTCAACAATGCCGAACGGTCTGGCAGTTTGTTTACTTCGGTAACTGTTCGCCCTGTTTCTGTTTTCCGTCCGTTTGCGTTGTTTTTATATTGGATAACTGTTTTTGTTTCTTTTCCTCCAAACGCTAGTGTCTTTAATGCCTCTAGCATTTTTTTATTTTCTTCTTCTGTCATAGCCATTAGATGAAATAGTCCTCACTTTCTTCACTTTCTAAGAACCACCACATCAAGTTGATTAAAGCGTCAGCCAAATCAATCTTATCTGTGTAGCCTTTTTTAATAATACGCATAAGCCCAAAATCGTTTATTTTCGTCTCTGCGTTCATTAAATGAACCGCTAGTAACTTACTATCAAAATGAATTTTACCCTCCTCCATGAGCTTTTGAGTGGCTTCTAGGGTATTTGATAGCTTGAAACTGTTCTGCATAACTTTATTATAAAATTCAATGTCATAAGTCTGCTCGAATTTATCAATGAAATTTTTGGAATAGTTAGGGTCATAATTCAACGCAATTGGAACACTACCATTCATAGCACTCATAAAAGCGTCCCATGCTTCGTCAGACATGTTATTTACACCCTCGTGTGTTATTGTCTCTCCTAAGTGTTTAAACTTGTCGTCTGCGCTTTCTGGCATGATTGGAATAGCTTTAAAATAATAGTGTCCGTTTTCTCTGTACCCTATCACAGTACCCCAAACATCGCCACGAACGGAAAAGTCTGAACCAATAGCAACCAAACGACCCTCAAAGTCTAAAGGAGGTACTAAGCATTTATCTACAATTTGTTTTGTAAAGATTGTGGTGCTATCAGTCATTGATAAGTTAAAGCGTTTAGTGATAATTTTAGCCATTTTAACAGGGTTACCGATTGCACCTATAAAGTCCTTTTGAATGTCCTCAAGTGTTAAAGTGTATCCCAATGCTGGGTTTGCCTTGATGTACTTAGAACTGTCTTTTACTTCGTCATAATCGTCCAAGGCGTAATAGAATACCCAATGGCTGAAATCATCATCTTTTACCCATTCTTTCCAACTTTCCAACTCATCATCATAAGCACCGCCACGGATAACGTTGTTTGTTGTAGAGATAAAAAGCGTCCCCTTGTTTTTTCTTAGCCCCTGTCTTATAGTGACAAGAGGGTTCTTTTTAAATGCTCCAAACTCGTCTATAATAACAAGCTGTTCGCGTCCACCGTCAAGCGTGTCCTCGTTACTAGCATAGATAGAAATCTCCGTCCCTTTGCTTTTCAGTATTGAGTTATCTTTTACAAGTATTTGCTCCTTGTTTAGTTTAAACTGATTTTTGAACTTATTAATGACAGTGCCTGGACAGTTTCCCATAGCTCTGAAATGCTTCATCAAGATTTTTTCAGCTTGGTCCTTTTTGGTAGCCATTAAAGCAATAACGCTATTAGGCTTAGGAAACAAAAAGAGTTCAATCAAGGCTATCATGACATCAAGAATTGACTTAGCATTTGAACGCCCTACAATAACAACGCACTCATCAATCTGATAAGGTGTGCAATACATCAATGTAAGAACCGCCTTATGATATGGTATGATTTTAAAGCGTTCGTTATTAGGCAAGGTCATGAATTCTTCAATGAAATCAAAAATTTTCTGTGCCTTGTTGTAGTCTATTTCATGCTCGATTTTAGCCACTTTCTTTTTTAGTAGCTTAATCATTTCGCCATTATCTTTATTTTGTCCTATCCAGTCTTGAATTAAACTCATTTTTATATCTCCTTATATTAAACCCTCCGCTATAATTCTTGCGTAATCTATTAAGTCTCCACTTCTTTCCATTCCTTGGTGGCATTTATGACAAAGAACTTCGGTAGGTACATTTATTACTTCTTTGTCAAAGTCGTTTACTTCTAACATGTCATTGTTCCATTGTAGTGGTATAACGTGATGACATATTAAATGCTCCGTACTCCAACACTTTTCACAATGCCCTAACCTGTTCTTTTCTTCACGCGCCTTTTTTATCCACCTAGGGTCATTATATAGCTTGCTTTTAGTATAAATCAACGTTTATTCAATTTAACCCCATTTCTTTCAAGTTTGTTATAAATCTCTTTTGCGATTTTTCGACCGTCTGCACTAGATTGTACATAGATTTTAATGTCTTGTTTAGAGTTGTCTTGTGTTCCAATGCTAGGCGTTACCGTTGTTCCTTTGCTTCCTCGTGTATAAGGTTGTACACTTTCTACTGCTTTGTTGATTGCTTCCCTACCACCTGCAAAGAATTGCAAGTCTAGAGGAATTTGACCGTTTCTAGAGCCAAGAATTTTCTGTCCCAGTCTTTGGTTTTCTTTTAACCCTAGAGGGTCAATATTGCTAGTTAGCCAACCCCAATGGAAATCACTAAAAGCGTCACCCCATGTACTGTTCTTTCTAAACCCTAATGCTTTACCAAGTAAACCAGTGTTACCTCCGACTTGGCGTGAGGCGCTTAACAAGTTTTGAACGACTCCATAAGCGTCATTAGCCCAGTTATAGAACCTTACAAGTTCATCAATACCGTTTCCAATTTTTGTCAGGAAACCTGAAATAGAAGTAAAGTTGATTTTATTAAAGAAATTAGTAACTGCGTCTTTAGCGTCATTTACTGCGTTCTCCATTTCTTCATTTGAAACTTTACCGTCTTTGTTCTTGTCAATGATTTTAGTAACAGCTCCAACCGCTTGAGCAGCCATTTTACCTAATTGACTGCCGACAATGCTAGACATCTGTGTGGCGTTATTACCTAGAGTAGACATGTCTAAACCTGTGTCTCCTAGACCTTTACGGAAACTGTCCAAGGCGCTTGTATTGAAACCATTGGAAATCATCTCTCTAATTTGTCCCCACGTGCTAGGACCATTTGACGCCAATTGCTCCCCTTTTTGTTGAAACAATTCCATGGCTCTGTTCATGACTTCTGTGCTGAAAACTCCGTCCTCCATTTTGTCTTTGAAGTTTTCCATAGTAACAGCACCGTCACTCGTTGCGTTCATGGCGTTAAGTAACGCACTTGAGAAATCGTCTCCGAAAACGTTGGTAAAATCTTGTACACTCAATTGACCGTCTTTCAGCATACGTTTTACGCCACCAGTAGAAACTTCAATACCTTTTAGCGATGTTTGAGCTTTCGCCATTTTGCTTGCCCAATCATCGCCGAAAGTGTTAGCCAATAAGTTTGCCTCTACTTTACCTTTTTTCAAAGCGTCTGGCAATTGTTCAGCTGTCAGTCCTACGTTTTGCATTTCGTTCGCTGCCTGAATAAGCATGTCGCGGAACTGCGCACCAAGTGCTGATTGCATCATTTGGTTAAAATCTTGAGCGTGTAACGTTCCAGAACCCAACGCTTGAGCTAAACCATAAGTGAATTGCTTTTGTGCGTCCATTCCTAGACCTAAGCTATCCCCTACTGCATTGATAGCATTAACAGTCTTATAGGCTTCATCTCCGCTTATTTTCGTGTAACTAGAAATCGTAGCCCCTAATTCATTCAAGTCATTCTTTTGTGACTTTAGAAGTAAGTTACCTTTGTCAATATGAGCATTAAATTGTTCGTACCCTTTAGCTCCGTCTGCTAGCGTTGTGTTAAGTGTTTTCTGTGACTGAACTTGTCTATCATACGTGTCCATTAGTGTGTTTGCAAAGCCACCAACCAAGTCAGTAGCTTTTGAAATTCCACCACTTACAAGCCCAATAGCTGACGAGATACCACTTACAACGTTACCAACTTTAGAGAACGTACCAAGTAGCGAACCGCCTGCCGGCTTCATCTTGTCAACTGCATCTGATAAGTCTGAACCTTTTTCTGAACCAATCTTAGAGAGTTCTGTGCTTAGTCTAGTTGCTTGCGTTTGAGCTTTTACTAACTGACTTTCTAATGCCTGCACTTGTTTTTGTGTAGCTCCTGATATCTTAGCGTTCGCAAGTGCTTTTGTTAAATTATCTACATTCTGTTTAGCAAGGTTTAAAGCTCTCTGCGTTTCTTTAATACCCTTGTCTTTCATAGTAACAGAACCAGTTATCTGCGCGTTCTTGTTCGTTTCTTTAGCTAGACGACCAATGTTATTGATTTCTCTTTGTACTTCCCTAGCATTACTTAGAACGCCTTTAGTATCCAATTCTGCCTGAATGACATACTTTTCTTTAGCCATTGTTTGTTATACTCCTTAATTTACGCTTAATGTTTTTAGTTTTGTCGTCCATTTCGTGAGTGGCTTTTACTAGCTTTTGCCCATATCTTTGGTGCAAGTGGCGGTCATGAAGCAAGACATTGAGCATTCTCCAACTTTCATCTTTAGCTTTGAAGCCATTGATTACACCAATGTTTCCGCTTTTTAGTGAACCGTATGAACGTGTCACTTGCTTAGTGATTTTCTTAGTATCAAACTTAACAGGATAACGTGAGAAATCTCCACCCAATGAACTTTTATAACTGCGTTTTACTGTGTTCTGATTAGAGTTGAAACTATCAACCATTTCTAACCAGACTTTCTTAAGCTGTTTCTCTGTAAATTTTTCTAATCCTTTGACTTGCTTGGTGGTTGCCATAATTCTACCTCCACATGCTCCGCTTTGTTTAACTCGTCCGCGGTTGTTTTCTTCTTCTCTTTAGGTGTCAACGCTGAAATTAACTTAAGCGTCCACCCTAAAGGTCTATGGCTGTATACTTCATAGGGAACTCTAAAGGCTGTCATAGCACTAACAATTGCAAGCGTTGTAATTCTTGCGTCGTCCCTTATTTCTTCGTTGCTAGCGCTATTGCTTTTTTTGTTTCGTCTACCAATTGTTCCATAAGTTCGGCAACAGTAACAGGCAACAAACCACCAATTAAAGCGCCTAAAATTTCGTCAAGTGTATATTGTGGCGCGCAAGCCCAAAAGAATAACGCCAAACTGTGATAATCACGTTCGTTCAAATCTCCAAAGTAAACTCCGTTGTCTTCCATACGTTCTAACGCTTTAAAATCAAATTTAAAATCTTCTTTCTTCATTTTTCTATTCTCCTTATAAATTAAAATAAAAGAGTGGGAACTATTAATTCCAAGCCCTCCACTCTTAAAAAATTACTATTGAACGTCTATGCCAGTGAGTGGTTTAAGTTCTGTAAACAACTTTTTGAAAGCAAGTGCTTGTTTACTTGTACCAGTTACCAAATCTGCGTCAGACACTTTGAATTTGATAAACAAGCGTTTTTTGCCCCATAGTGCTTCACTTCCAACCGTGACCGTTGCCTTGTGTTCGTATTCTTTACCAGTTGGACTTTCTTCGTCCGCTTCGGCTGTGTCGCTAGGTGTTGTAGCTTGAACACTTGGATAGAATGTCGCTTTATACCCTGTTCCGTCGTTGTCACGATAACGTTCAGCATAAGCGAAACCATAAGGCTTGTAATTAGCTGAATCGTCAGCTAAGAAACCTGTGTCGGACTTGACAAACCCTAAGGCATGATTAGCAAAATCGTCAGGCAAATCATAAGACTTAACTGTAATTTGCATGTCTTTAGCACCTGCGATTGTACGATAAGGCGCGTTAAACCCTGCATAAAAGTTTGTGTTTTCTTGATTAACTTCTGTTTCGACGGAACGCAAGCCTGCGATAGGAATTCCTGGTATCTTCCCTGATTGGTCTGTGAACACTACCCCATACCCCAAACCGTGTGTCAATTCATTTTTTGATGTGTATGTCATTTATTTTTATCCTCCTACTACTTCCAAACTTTAATAGCACCGTCTTTAAGGAAACCACCACAAACGATAATGGTACCATATACTTGTACTTTATTATGACGAACGTCTTTAGTCACCTTAAATTCTGGTACCAAGTCCCCTGCTAGAATGCCCTTATAAGGGTTGATAAGCACCTTATCAAAAGTGTTATCTGAACCGTTGTTATAGTGCTTAAAGCTCAAAGTTTCAATTTTTGTTACTCCATTAACAACTGGTGTGAAATCATTTTCTTTTACGAAAAGAATATCATCGCCTGACTGTGAAAACTTATTTGCACTTGCTTTCTGTTTGACAGCCCCAATAATTGAACTTGTAGCGATTGAGCTATGAACTCCTCCCCAAATTAAGTGGGTTTCGATTGTTTGATATAAAGTATCTCGAACGGTTTGCAATGCACTTTGTACACCGTCAGCGGTCAAGTTACCTGAATCTGATAGATTGATACCAAAACCAAAACCACGAGGTGTCAAGATTTTATAACTTGTTTCAGTTACATCTAACACGCTACCAGTTTGCCCTTGCTCTTTAGCTTCAGGAAAACCAGTTAAATCAACAGACTGCAATAAATCTGCCCCAACTTTAGGAATACGTGACAAGAGAGGGAACAAGTCCCCAAGTCCCTCTGTACTAGTCACATTCTTAATTTGTTGGGCATAACGGTCTGTAATATTAAAATCAGCCATTATTTACCCCTTTCTTATTTTTTACCTCTTGAAACTTCCTCATTCGTTACTTTTTTAAGTATGCTGAACGGTTTTTACCACGAATAGAACCACCCACAAGAGTTTCAGAAAGCCATTGTTCAACGTTATAACGTAAGTCAAAGTCGTTGTAGTTTTCCATGTTCAAATCTCCGATTAGTACGTACTCATCGTGATTGTATACCGCTACTTCGTCCTTAGGCATCCAGACACGTGTTTCAAGATTAACAGCCCCAAACGATTGAGCGATTTGAGCCTTTGTCGCAAGTTCGTTGAATCGTGAGTGTCCGTCTGTTCCTTTAGCTTTTCGCAACTCTGCAAAAGTTTGTGGACTCATAACAATTGTGATTGCGTCAGAAATTGAGCACTCGGCAACTGCGTCAGTGATACCCTCAAACAAATCTTTATATTGAATTTGTTTTGTCCAACCGTCTGTGGCGGTTTTCAAACCATAGAAACCATTAGAACCGTCAGCAGAACCAAGAATCATGTTGTATTCCACTTTTTGGATAACACGGTTTACCATTTCAGACATTACATATTCAGACAATGCACCTGAATCATTTACACCACGGACTGTTGCTTTATCCATTTGTAAGTATGCTTCTGCCATTTGTGGACGTAGTGAACGTTTTGAAGCAGTTTGAGCTTTGTTTTTGTCTGTACCTGCTTTGAAAGTACCTTGTAAGAAAGTATCATCTACACCGTCTTCTGCAAGTGTCAAACCTTGGAATCGTGCTTTCATAGCACCGTCATAGATACCTGACTTACGTGCATATTTAGAAGTGATAGACCCTAGAGAGTTGACAACATTCAAATCTGCACCATTAGCAAATTCACGCAAGAAACCTTGTTCTGGCATTTCAGCCATTTTGTCCCCAAGTTCACGCATAAATTTAATTTCTGCGTCTTCTGGTTTTTCGCTAGGAATTGAAGCCTCACGTTCTTTTTTAAGTTCTTCGCGTTCTTTGTTAAGTTCTTCTACTTTAGCTTCAAGTTCTCGAACTTTTACACCTGCTTCGATTGCTTGTTTCATGATTTCTTGTGTTTCGTTTGCACCCATTTGTTCTAATTCTCCTTTTTCTTCTTCTCTTACTTTTGTCACTTTAGCACCTTTATTGCTAGGTAACGGAGTTAGTGACACCTCCGTAATTGTAACATCTTTGTAGTAGCCTACTCCGTCAATTTCACGAGCTTTTACACCGTTAGCATTAAAGCCAACTGATAAGCCTGTTTCTTCGATTTTTTCGGCTGTGTATTGTTCTTCATCAACGTAACCTGTCAAGATTACATTGTCCCCCTCAAGATGTACGAACCCTGAACCAATCTTTTCCCTATGGCGGTTAAGGATATCTACTCCGTCGCCTGCGTTAGCAATTGACTCGATAACCGTGCCATGAGAATCAATCGTTCCCAACGGGTTCGCTATTCCCCTTACTGCTTTTACTTTCAATATTTCCTCCCTTAGCCGTTGTTGATATATAAGCCACAAAATTCTCTTGATTGAAAATAATGTTCTTATCATGTTGTTTTAGTAACGGTAACACTTTTTGAATTGCGAACGCAATAATAGTAACTTCATTACTTTGTCCATATAACAACTCTCTAGGCATTCCATACTCACTTAACGCAATTTCAATTGCAAGGTTCGCGTCATTTTGTAGTGAACCGCTATAATCTGGCTGAATCTGTTTGATATCATCATCAGAACCAATAACTGATACACCATTGAATTCTCTGGCAAGTTGTTGTTGTTGCGTTAGACGTTCTCTTATTCTGTCCCAAACTTCCTTTAAACCGCTAGAGACTTTAGTTTTCCAATAGATTTTAATTTGGGCTTGTGAATCAAGACGTCTACCAATTCCATTACTAGCCATTCCAAACATAACGCCAAACCGTTGTGGGTTAGCACCATAGAACGGGTTCAATAACATTTCATAGTCATTTGTTCTTATAGTGACTTCCCTGCGGTTCGGTTCTCTGACTACGATATTAAACTGGTCTGCGCTTACTCTTTGAGCGTAATACTTAAAACCACCATACCAAACACGATATACTTCTTGACCTTGTAAAGCCCAATAAAATAAGTCTTCAAGTTTAGACGCTTCGGAATAATCAACATTGTCAAAATAAGAAACTAAGCCCAAGAGTTTACCCAATAACAAATCAGTCGTTGGGTCTTGGGCCGTGAAAGTAGAAAAGCTCACATCTTCCGCTCTACGCGATAGATTGAATAAACTCATTCACTCCTCCTTATTTGAACTCTCCTGTTTTCGCGTCAAATTTACGTCCAAACTCTGCTTCAATTTCTGTGACATACATTGTATCAATTGGTAGGTTAAGTTTACCAAACTCGTTTTTGTAATTGCGTAACATTCGAGGCGTCCGAACGTGGCGAACACTTACACCGTCAGAAACAAACCAATGTTTTTCTTTACCGCTGTTGTCTAGTCCTTTAATAAGGTACATTTTAATAATTCCTCCTGTTTGATTATTTTGATTTGAATTTCCAGTAACTGGTTTATTAAATAAGTCAAGTTCTGCCTGTCTGCGTCGTACTAAACCTTGTAAGACTTGACCGCCTGCATTACAATACTTCGGAATCATTGAAGCGACATAAGCGTGTGAGAACTCTGCCCAACCGTCAGCAATGAAAACATTACCACAATTATAAGCCAATGAAACTAAGGCGTCAAACTCATTTTGATTTGCTTTGCCTTTTACATAAGCGTCAACCATAGGTGCATACTTATTATTGATGTCAATCTCTAGCTGACTATCTGCTTGTGCTTGCGTCCATGTTGTTCCTGCTGTCACTCCATAATAACCCCAACCGATTGTGTACATTTGTTCCCACGGTACTGGTTTGTAAGCAGTCAAACGGCAACCCTCGAACTCTTTAATCAAATTCAAACCGTTTTGTGATACTTTGATGTTACCACCTCCATTTATTATTATTGTTTTTATAAGGGAACAACTAACCCAAACTTTCGCAATATGTCAAGATGTTATAAGCGTCTGCCATGTTATCATCTTTGCAATCAGAATCAACAAAACCTGTCTCCTTTAAAAGTTCTAGACTTTCTTTTTTGCGTTGTTCTCGTTTGCCTGAAATTAAATGATAAGCGCACCACTTAGAGTTATCAATAAAAGTATATCCATTTACTAGACCGTCAATAGCACCGATGAAATAACCGTTACAATTAGCCAATGTAATACTGTGCTTTCTGTTTCTTCCCATGATAGGTGTTTCAATAGCCATATGATAATCTTTTAAATCAAACTCATCAATGATATCTTTAATTGCGTTTACAATGTCAAAGGTACGTTCCCACGCGTTTTTCTTTGCGTTGTATGCTTTAATAGAACCGACATATAGTTGACCGTCTTTTCTAAAGGCGTACCCTGTTCCCTCGTCTCTCTTACTAGCTGTGCTAAAGTCAATAGCTAAAATTTTTTTCATTTCTATCCTCTTAAATAGGGAGGCTATAAGAAGTCACGACTGCATAAACATCATCGCGTGTTTTGTCAATATTGATACCATAGTCAGTATTGTCAATAAACTCTAACACTTGTTTAAGTTCTACTTCATCATTGACCAAATAGATGTTTTTTTCTGCCATGCTTTTTACCTCCCTCATTGATTATGGTATTATTATAGCATACCCATTTTTAGTTATAACTTTTATTGTACCTACAAAAGATTTAGATAGTTTACAATTTGATTAAATAATTTGTAACCAAAAAATAATATATTCCTTACTATTCCCACGGTTGAGTTATTCTTCTATTTTTGACCATGATTTTTTTATTTGATTTTCAAAAAAACGTATGTTATAATAATAAATATAAAAATTGAATACGTCTAAGGCTTGTCTGATGCCTTAGAAAGTGAGTATATGAAAACCGTACTGAATAAGGCGTGAGTAATGAATTAGGCAAAGCGGTAGCCCTGTGTGATGTCACTGAAAGCAAGTTTCAAACGCACCCCCAACATAGGCAAAGTTAAATAAGAAGTTACCGCTTGGGTGTTCATCATAGCCGAATTGATGTGAGGACTAATTGAGTTACTAGCGCTGACATATTGATTAGTTCAAGAGGGGGGGTTAAAAACTGCGTTTGCGTGGATAGTTATACCCTTTAGTAAGGTAAATAAAAAGAAATATTTGATAACTTGAATTGTAACATGACTTGAGTTATAATTAAGTCATAGATAAAAAGAAAGAGGTAAATAAATATGTTCATCATTTATTGGATAATGTCAGCTATGTTTGGAATTATGGCTAGTGTAGACGGTTCACTTTATGGAGTTTGGTTCTTATGTTGTTTAGGTTGCTTTATCTTAGGTTTAGTAAATCTATTAAAAGGAGGTTTTTCAAATGACAATTAAAGACGACATCAAAGCAATTAACAAAGATATCTTAAAAGCAAAGAATTTTAAATGGCAGGTAAAACGAGCTAAGTATTGGTTAGTTAAATTACAAAATATCTACCCAGATTATGAATTTAAAACTTATTTTAGACCGCTACGTGATAGAAATATCATTTTTATTGACTATAAAGTAAAAGAGGTTTATTAAAATGCAAGACTTGTTTAAACGTGTCATAACGGCTAAGGAGCTACAAGAAAAAGAGGACTTCAAAGGAGGGAATGAGTGGCTGATAGAACACTTAATTCCAAGAGGTCAGGCAGGTCTAACTATTGCACCACAAAAGTCTTTTAAAAGTTCTACAACCCTACAAATGGCGTTAAGTGTAGCTAAAGGCGTTCCCTTTGGCTATTTTAAAACTAAACAAGCGAACGTGCTTATAATTGATAATGAGGATACTGATTTCGTATTACATCAACGGTTAAAGGCTTATAATGATGTTCCTGATAACTTACACTTCATCACAGGTGGAATTTTCAAGCTAGACAATACAAACCACATGAATGGGCTTTATAAGTTCATCAAAGAGAATAACATCAAGTTTGTTATTTTGGATAACTTAAAAGACATGCTGACAGATAGAAACACTTTGAACGATATGTCAAGCATGAATGACGTTCTGAATAACATAACACGCTTGAAACTGCTCCTGAATGATGTAACATTCCTTTTAATTGCCCACGCTAGAAAAGACACAAATAACCAATCTCTCGAGGAAAAGAGTTTTAGAGTTAGAAGTACTCACGCCTTAGGTAGTTCGGCTATTGGTGCATGGTTTGAATTCTGTTTGTGTCTAAGTCCTAAAATGGGAAAGAATAGCAAGTATTCAATCTTGACTGTTGAGGCGCGTAATTATGCTTATGACAAAGAAGTGTGTCTTGGTTATGTAGCTGACCAATTCCAAATCATAGACCCAACAGGCAACAAACCTAAAGAGATACTAGAGGAGGAACAAAAAGAGGGCGAAGAATACGAAGAAACAACAAAGGACGCTGAAAGTCTTTTAACATCATTGCAACAACAAGGAAAAGTAAATATAACAAACGATTAACCGCTTTGTATTTGACATTGTGGTTTTTCTTTTGTACAATTAAGTCATCAAGTTAAGAGAGGGAAACAAAAAAATGAAAGTAGCACTTGAAACACTTAATAAAATAGCAGTAAGACTTCAACAAAAAGAACCAGTAACAGATATTGAAAAAGATATGCTTATAGGGCTTTTAAATAGCGTTTATAGCTATTATAAACAAATGGAGGACATTTCTATGCTAGATGTCTTAGTCGTTCTCTATGAGCGTTTAACAGGCGTTAAAGCAGACAAGAAAGAAGAAATGGAACGCTTCATTGAAAAGTTCACAGCAAAAGGGCTTGTTAAGTTATTAGACGACTTAGAACAAAAAGGGAAACGCCAAAAAGAAGGTAAAGTTGACGAGATGTTCATCAATGAAACAAGAATGTATTACAAAGTAGTAGCAAACAAAATCAAAGAAAGAGGTATTAAATAATGGCAATTGAGAAAGTGGTATATCATTATGACGACGGAACAAAAAGAGAATATCCACCACGATTGACAGACCTAGAACAGTTAGAGGAGTTTAGAAAGTCAAAAGCTGACATAAAAGAATTATATGAGTTCATGCAAGAACATCTAAGCAAGTTTGAGGCTAAGTTGTCACTATGCTTCAAGTATATGATTGACAATCTAGGTATGGAAGAACAGCAGGCAAACAACACTTTAGAATTTTGGTGTGATGAATGGGCATTACAAAACGTTCACTTTATCCTAGAGGGCGGGGAATGCAAAATGTGTGGTAAACAATGTAATGCCAAAAAAGTCTTTTGTTCAGAAGAATGTTACAAAGATTATATTGAAATGAAACACAACTGTAATTGACATAGTTAAAAGAATTCGATATAATTAATTCATCAAGTTAAGAGAGGAAACAAAAAAATGATTACAGTAACTTATTTACTAGATGACGGCTCTAGTGATTGGACTTATAGCGTTAAAAAATTACGTACTGCCGTTGAATGTATTATAAAGGATATGAAAGAAGTATCAACGATTGTAAAAGTAATTGTGTTTGATGAAAATGGGAAGAAAATTTTAGAGGGTGACAGATGATATTTTTTCTTTATAATTGTGTTGATTGAAACTTTAATATTATACTTGATTTTAGAAAGAGGTTAAAAAATGGCGCAAGATTATTATGCAAATAAGTACGGTATTCAATTAGAGGAGTTTTTGATTTGGGGTTCTGAATGGGACTTGAAATTCTGGCAATATAACTTCACAACTGGTCAAGGTTTTGCTTTAACAAACGCTTTGAAGTACATTGTAAGGGCTGGTAAAAAGCCTGATGAACCGTATGAAAAAGATATGGATAAATATGTTGACTACATAAATATGGCTGTCAAAATGGGCTTTACACAAGAGGAGGCGGAAGATTGGGTAGCACTTCAAAAATCAATCTTTGAGGAGTTCAAAGGAAGAAAGGCGGAACTTGAAGAACTTGAAAAAAGAAAGGAAACGAAAGAGAATGCTGAAATACGTGGCTTTCAATAGACAAACATTTATGTGGTTCCATACTAAGGAGCAACTAGCGAACCACTTTAACATCACGGTAGCTTATTTAGATTTGTGGCTGAATAAAAACAAGCCTTTAAACGGTTGGTTTGTGAAAGAGGTAAATTATGATTCTGAATTGGAACGACTTCAATAAATGGCGTGAAACTAGCTTAGAGTATCATAAAATGATAGGCGAACACAATTATACTAATGCACTAACATTTTTTGAGTATGTAAGACAATACTTTAACGCTAAAGGCTTCCCACCTGCTGAAAAGAAAACAAAAACAGGCAGAAAAGGAAAATACACGCAAAAAGATAGTAAAGAACAATTAAAACAAATACATGAATACATCGGAGGAATAAAAAAATGTTGACTTTATTATTAACAATTATATTTATTTGGCTTGTGTTTAAAGCCGTTGAAAATGTAGCCGAAGAACTTGGAAGATACATCAGAGGGTTCTTTAAATGGTTGTGGAAAATGTACAAAAAACATATTAATAAAGGAGTTAGCCTATAATGGAAAGCAAAGTTCTAAAATTAATCAATGAAATTAAAGTACCAAAAAGCCAATATAACAGCTTTGGAAAGTACAATTTCAGAAATAACGAGGATATTCAAACGGCTTTGAAGCCTTTGTTATTACAGTTCGGTCTTATGGAAAAAGCGACAACTGAAATGTTAGAAATGAACAACGAGCTGATGTTGCACGTTCATATTGACATCTTTGACCCTGATAACCCTAATGACATCGCAAGCGGTGACGGTTGGGCAGTTATTGACATCAATAAGAAAGGTATGGATAAAGCGCAAGCGACTGGTGCTAGTCAATCATACGCAAGTAAATATGCCTATGGTCAAGCGTTGAAGTTAGATGATACAAAAGACGCCGATAGTACAAATAAAGGTCAAAACAATGTTACACAGATGAAACCACGACCAAAACCAAACTATCAATACAATCTAAGCGACTTAAAAAAGAAGGTAGCAAATAAAGAAATCTCAAGCGACCAAGCCAATGAGCTTTGCAAACAAGGTAAAGTAAACATGAAGGCTTAATACTTGACAAAATAAATCAAATAAAGAGAGGGAAAACAAAAATGAAAATTATTGAAACTTTAAAAGTGAACGAAATCAACACAAAACAAGTTGAAACATCAAACGGAACTAAAAAAGTTCTATCATTCAAAGCATACCCATTTGACCATTACATTGGCGGTATTTGGTTACCTGATAGCGTAAATTATGGCGACATCGTAACTGTATTTATTGACCAAATCAAAGCCGAAACAAAAGGCGACAAAACTTATTATAACGCTTCATACGCTAAAGTAACCCCAGAATTTAACTTAAACCGTGATAATGGTGGTAACGTATATGATGACCCACATGGAGTAATGGCTCCAAATACGGTTGACTTATTTGGTGGTGGTCCTACTGCTGATATTCCTGATGACCAATTGCCGTTCTAAGGAGTTCAGCCAATGGGATATGATTATGAAATGATACTAGATGAAGTAGACAAATTAAGTCTACAAGGACGAGTAGAGGAAGCAAAGGAACTTGTTAGAGAACTTGTTCCTCCTCTGTTCGCTATTGACTTTACTAACTTAATGGAATTAATTGAAAGGAATACATACAAACTATGAAAATCGCTAAAGAAACATTAA